CTCTTGAATTAACAGTGACTGTTGCAGCAGCATTATTTCCATCGCCAGTTACAGTTATAGTTTGTGTACCAGTATATCCATGTCCTGGATCTACAATACTAATATTATCTATTACACCAGATGAATTAATATTAGTAGAAAGTACAGCATGGTGATTTGGTATAGCTGTAAAATTAGGCAAGAATAATGAAGCAAACGCTTCGACTAATAAAGCCACATCTTCTTTACCAATAAACCCTGGTTGTAAACCTGGCATTGAAGATAATGTTTTACGATTTGTTCTTCCGTATATATCAAGATATCGATACATTACATCTGTTAAACCAGGAACTTGAATATTACCAGTTCCATCGTTTTGAGATGAAGAAGCACCTTCACCAAATGTATAAGAAGATATTCTATCATCATCTCCTAAGGCTGCACGAGTTAGTTCAGTTAGAATCATTATCTCACCGAAGAATATAAACCCAGCTGGATGAACTAATCTTTCGAATATCTTAGACCAATCAGCTACGTTTTTACCTGTTTTAATATTATAAGAGAATTTCTGATAACGATAACTATCTTGAATCTTAATTGCCTTAGTATTTAAGAATCCACTATCATCCGTATAAGCATTTAATCCTTGATCCCACTTACCATCTGAAGGTTTTAAAGTATTATCCCAAGGATATTCTACTTCAACATTCTCATTAAATAATAGTCTAAAGAAGATCTCGATTGCATCTTGAGAACCTTTTAATTTATAGAACTCTGTGATATTTTTATATAAAGCTCTTTTATCTACATTTAAATCTTTTGGAATTAATGAAGCAATTTCCTTCTGCATCATATCTAAATGTTTTGTTTCATTCTCATCAATGTTCATCGACTCTTCAATAGCATTAATAATATATGAAGGACCAGGCCCTACCCAATTAGTTTGTGGAGTAGTTAATGTAGCCTTAAGACCATTATATGCAGTTAATCCTGAAATAGTAACAGTTTTACCATAAGGATTAGTTGAAGTGGCTAAGGATCCTGGTAATTCGTTACCATTAGAGATTAACCAATTAGTAGAATTTAAAGGTATATTAACTTCGGTGCCATTAGCTTGTGTTATAACTAATGTAGATCCCGCACCATCTTTAGCTCCAAAGAATTTATTATTATCTAAATTAGGATCTGGAATTCTGAATACTGCTTTTCCTGAAGCAACACCATTATCAACATATGTTTGAGTTTCTACATAAGTAAACTCTTTCATATTCATGAACTTATAATAATATTCAAGTAATTGTTTTATTCCGGTGTCGCCGGCGTCTTCTAGTACCTGCGAAGGAATTAGCTGATCAATTCGAATATCTTCCTTAGTTTTTCTTTTTAAGGAAGCGACCGATTCTATATAATTCGGATTCTCTGAATCTGATCCATATGTTGCCATTATTAAGTCCTAAATCTTGAAGTCGTTGTATAATCAATTGAACCAGAAGAACCTGAAACAGCTATTGTATCTTCTTCAGCAGTCAATGTAGTTCTAGTAGAATCAATTGAAAGTAATTCATCTCTCTTAGGAGCTATGTCTAAAGAAAGAGGAGTCGCATTAATTCTTATAGCTGTTGTATCATCTGGTGTAAATCCACTTAAAATTACTATACCAGTATCTGGATCTACGGTACCACAATCTTCTATTGTAGTTACTGCTACTTGATTAACAATTTTATACGCGTATATTTGTCTCTTAGTAGAATCTGCAATTGCTTTATCTGCAAAATAATTATCTACTCCATTTAATTTCCATGCTGTACTTGTTAAACACGAATCTTTAAAAGTTGTTCCACCTGGAACATGAAATTTTCCTGGATAAGTTAGTGTGAAATTATTTAAAGCTGTATTCGAAGGCGTAACTGATTTAAACAAAAAAGGCCTTACCGTTGAGTTTAGTATTGCCGGATCAGCAGAATCAATTGCTTTTAATAAAGCTGAATGACGAAATACACCATCGAATTTGTTTAAGTTATCTAAAGAATAATCATCTAAAGTGTCCGTAACAACAGTTTTAAGATCTGAAGCAGACCTATCTGTTAAGTTAGGATTATATTTAAATGATACATCAAGTTCTAAATAACTATAGTTAGGATCTACAATTTCAGGAGTAATAGAAACAACGTTCTTTCCTTTTAAAATTGATCCTTTAATCTGATTTTTTTCTGCATCTGTTAATGTTGCTGCCGTAACTGGTTTAATACATACGAATACTTTACCGTAATCTGGAATAGCTTGATCTTCACCACCCCAAGTAGATAATGATTCTATATTAGAAAATTCTCTTTGAATAATAGAACCATAGTCTTCTGAAGTCACAGCTCTATTTTGTGAAGTATATGTTAACGGAGCATTGTATCTAATAGATTCTAATGTTTCTTGATCCGCTCCACCGGCAGCCGTAACAGTAGTAGTTGGAGTTCCAATTGTTCCTCCAGCTGGAATCCAAGCACTAGAAGCGACAGTAAAAGTTTTAGCTCCATTAGCATCTAATCCATTAGTTGTTACGTAATCTAATGTGACTATCTGATTATTTTCAGGTTTAGTTCCTGTAACGCCATCTCCAAAATAAACTTCGTAATTTCCTGAAGTATTTTCTTGTAAGTGATATATTTTTGAAGAAGCATTAACGTTAACTAATGTTGTAAATTTAGTAAATATATCATATGACGTTGATTCTTCGTTCGCCTGTACACGCACGCGTAGCGTAGAAGTATCACAAGCTTTATGTGGAATCTGATGTTTCTGCATAGAAATATCGTTATCAACTCTATATTTAATTGAGTTATAAGTTCCTTCAGCTATTTCTACATCAGTAAAAGTAAATGTTTTGCTAGATCCTGAATCAACTCTATTAACAGTAGTAGAATCTAAAGTTACGAAATTAAATGTTTCTCCATCTACAGTCGTAGAGAATTTTGTTCCTCTAGGTAATGTTAAAGAAGATCTTAAAGGTGACTCCGAAGAACTAGAAACGTCGACCACCAACGTTACTTTAGCTCTTGGAGACAAAGAACTTCTAGGAACATATCCTAATTGTCTTGCTCTTGCAACAGCATTACCTCTTATTTGTGCTGAATCAAGAAATGCTTCGTTCAATGCTAAGTGAGCAGCCATAGCATTATAATGTGTATTATAAGCTAGGACATCTAATAATATATTAAGTCCAGCACCGTCAAAGTCATAATCGTTAAATACTGTTTGTTGTTTTAAATAATTTTTCAGATTATTTTTAATATCTGGAAAATCTAGATCTGTTGTTTTTAAAGTTGTGGCCATGATTCTACCTTAATCTTTGTAATCTTATTTCAACATTTTCATTAATGTCAAATTCAATTATTTTAAAAGTTATTGTAACGTCCCATGCATTTCTATCTGCATTATTGATAATATTAACTCCAAGTAATCTTATTCTTGGTTCGTACAATTCTAATACTTCTGTTATATCTTCTCTTAACATAACTTCAGTCATGAAATCTGCAGGTTCGAATAAAAGCCCTACTAAATTACCACCCTTCTCAGGTTGAAATGGTCTTTCATAGAAGTTAGTTAATATTAAATTCTTTACGGCAGCTTTTATAGCGGCATCATCTTTTAAAGGAACTACATCTTTACGAATAGGATGCAGAGTAAGCTTCAAGTTTAGATCAGCCCAAGGTTTTTTCCTTGAGACAACACTAACTGCCGTTTCGGTTCCTGTCTTGTCGCTTAATTGTGCCATATATCTATTTATACGCCTTCATCCGCGCGTCTCTTATCGACAATGGCTTTTTTCTTTTCAAATTTATGTTTTGAAGCTTCCTCAAAGGACATAATAGATTTTAATGTAGTTGACTCTTTTACTAAAAAATCTTTTTCAATAACTACTCTTACATCAGCGTACCATTTTTCCCAACTAGCTTTTGCCTTTGTTCCGGTCCATCCGTCTGGAGCTACTTCCAATGCATTACCGTATCTTTGATCTGTTTTAGGTATATAATAGATATTTCTAGTTTCTATATCTATTCCTAAAAGAGACGCCTGATCTATAGACCATTCATATAAGAATATCTCTTTTAGAGCTCTAAAGTATTTGTCTTTATTTCTTCTCTTAGCTGATTTTAAAGGCTCCATATTTTTTGCTTCATATAAAAACTGTTCCCACATTTGATTTCTTGAAGTAGTAAAACATATTTCTGACCAATAAACTTTCTTTTCGTCATCATTCATTGGTTCTTTTGGTTTAGGTTTTTCTGGAGCTTCTTTAGGAGGTTTAGAATCTTTTGGAGCTTCCACCGGAGCTCCGTCTACCATTTCAACATTAGGCATGCCTTTACATATAGCCGACGCGTCGATACTAGGTGGAAAAGAATCTAATCCTAAACCGCTTATTAAATTATCAAAATCAGGTATAGCATCTCCAAACTTACCTTTCAATTCTGCTAATTTAGAAGTTAAGTCTGAAGCATTCGCAAGATCTCCTAATTCAGATAATGCTCCTTGTATTCCATCAATAGCTGGAATTTCAGGCATAAACGCTGCTATGTCTAATTTCATAACATTCATTTTGGCTTGCAAAGTAGCTAATTGATCTTTGCCTGAAGACATAACACCGTCTAACTCTTTTTGAACATCCTTAAGAGCCTTAAGATTTACATTTTCTCCGCATACACTCATTATCCTGTACCTGAACCTGTATTAACTTGAGCATCACCACCACCGTCAGCACCTTGAGGATGGACGTGTCCAGTTAACGTTACTTCTGGATCTCCAGCTTTTACTTCAACCGAAGCATCTAGAGTTCCTGTTAAATCTACATTATTCTTAATATCTAAATTATCAGCTTCAAAGGTTTGTTGACCAACTACAGTTATTGTGTGTGCGCCGTCTACTTTTTCTATCATATCTTTAGTTGTTTCAACTCCGATATTACCGTCTGAAGTAATCATAAGAGCACCGAGTCCGGCCTTAGTCATTTTACCTCCAGAATATTCATTTGAATCATTTATAATTGTATTAGAATAATTATTATTTGTATTGATAATATAATCGTTACCAATAGTTATTTGTTTATCTTTAACAACATTGCCGAATTGATTCATCATAACTCCTAATGAATCATCCATTCCAACATTAGTTGCACGGTTTCTAGAAATTTCTGTTTCTAAATTACCACCGATTTTTCTTTGTACGCTTCCTTTTACATTCCACGTTAAATCTTTTTCTACTTCTAAATGGTAATTACCATATACCATTGTTCTTAAATCACCATCTACGGTAAGATTACAATTACCTTGAACGTGAACATTTTTATCAGATATTACTATTTCATAATCTTTACTAACAACTTTAACTTGTCTTGTTCCGTCTTTTAAAATTTCTTCGTATGTTCCTGAAGTATGTTGTCTATTTAATCTTTCATGTCCAGGAGTATCATCAATCTCTATAACGTGGCCTTGTTCTGATTCATAAACTTTATTATAAGGATATTGAGGAACATGATCACCATTCATAGGTTTCAATTCATCCCAAGTACCTTCTGCATAATAACTATCTGATTTATCTTCAGCAACTGTAGAAATTTTAGCCGGAGATGCTGTTTTTACTTGATTAACCGCATCAGTACCTTGTCTTTGTTGTAAAGGATCTGATTCAGAATAAGAATCTTCCCTTGCTAATTTATTAACATCCGAATCATTTATATACTCGGGTCTAGGATATTCTAAATTTGGATCAGCAAATCCTTTCGAAGGATCCGGCATTTCTTTAGACATTGAAGCAACAGAACCTATAATAATAGGATCTTGAGCCATAGGCCCATCTCTAAAAAATCCAACTACCCAAGAACCTTGCATTAATCCGTGTGGACTAGTTCCTATTCCTGATGTTCCGGATTCTGTTGTAGGCATCATAACAGTTGCCCACGGTAAATCTTCTGTAGGTATTTCACCTAAATTGTCTGTATGATAACCAAGACATCTTACTTGTACACGGTTTTGTTCTAATGGATCCATTCTGGATTCTACAACACCCGTAAACCAATTAAATTGACCAGTTACAAAATCATCTTTTCTCATTTCCATTCACCTTCTATTTTTGAATCTAGATCTAACATTGAAGAATCTTTTCTTGCTGTTAGATCCATTTCATATTTATCTGGACCAAACTTATGAATAACGTGTGTTATTATATGTTTGCCAGATAACATTTCATCTTTTATATTACTTCTATTTTTTAATTCTGGATTAGTAGATAAAGGAATAAAAACATCTACTAAGGCTCCAGGATACATATCAAAATCTCCAGCAACAGTTAATTCGTGCGTCATATAATTTAAATTATTTAACATTGATTCTGATTTTTGTAAATTGTCTTTTACTGCAAAATGATAATTATCTTCGTCAGTATAAGATTGTGTATTAATATTTAAATGAAATTGTCTTTGCGCTGTAAATTCATCTAGAGTTTTATCTAGAAATTTTGATTTATCTGTTTTAGAAAAAGGGTCATTGTCATTTAATAGCCCTTGTCCTTTTTTATAATTATAAAATTTTGTTTCTATTTTTTTTGTAGCTATATCTACAGCTAATAATTCTGAAGCATAAGTTCCTTTAGTCACAGCATTAAATTTAGACATTCCTAAATTAGAAGATATTTTGTGTATTCTTTTTTGTAAATCTTTAAAAGCCTCTTCTGTTTTAGTATTATCTTTATGAAAAGGTTTATGTTCATATTCTTTAAGTACTTCTTGATCACATAAATTCTTTAAAGAATCAAATTTAATTCCTTTAGCTAAAGATTCATAAAAGAAAAAAGGAGTAGATGCATCAAATGAATTTCTCATTAACCATTCTATAGCTCTTAAAGGTTTTAATTGTGGATATATTCCTTTTACAACTCCGGTTGTTTCTGTATTAATATCATAGTAATCTTTATCTACTTCTAAATCTCTTTTTAATATATTCTCTAAACATTCTCCAACAGATCCATTAAAAGATCTATTAAGTTTAATTAATTGAGAGATATATGCTAACTCAGATACACACTTTAATTGAAACGTCTGGGTCCCAGGATTGGGCCTAGAGTGATTAATTACATCACTGACATAGAATGTATTAGTAAACTTCTTTGTTTTATTGGACTTATCCTTTTTAATAGGTACTTGAGAAACTTCAACATCTACTCTTTCATTTCCTGAAATTCTCATGAAAGGCATAAAGTTTTTAGCATCGGCTACATCTAAAGTACATGTTATAGAAGATTGATTAATATTTTCTCTAAAAACAATATTAGTAACGAAATCTTTTATATCTACATACTCTTTACTATCGCTATTAGGATAGAAACGAATATAATTTTTTTGATAAGAATCAGGCGTGGCTTGTATGCCGCCTATTCCTCTCGCTGCTACTTGTGGATTATTATCAGACATTTACCATCGACTCAAATGTATCAACGAACTTTTGAATGTACGCTGCATCTATAACTCTAATTTTGGATCTTTGTTCGTTTAAATCATTTACATAAGCTCTATTAGTTACTACATTATCAGGATATGTTAAACCTGCTACGCTACCAAATTGCATTTCCAATCTAGTTTCTGTAGACCATTCTGCACCAGGATCCGAAAAGAATTGTGCGTTTGATACTTGAGTCTTAGTAGGATCCGTTGGATCATACCAATGATGTGGAGCATCTATATAATCATATACATGATATGTTTCAACTAATTCATCGTCACTGTTTTTAATATCTTCCCTTACAGTTATTCCTGTTCCTCTAGCATTACCTATGAAAGATCCAGTTACGTCTTTAAGTATTAATTGATTATTAAATAAATCTTTTTTTACTAAAGTTCCTTTTGCACCGCTTGTAGCACCAGTAATAGTTTCATCTAAATTAAATCTATTAGCAATTGAATTTTTATAATCAGTAATCAAACCATCAGTATTTCTAACAATTTTAGGTAGAGTTTCAATAGCAACACCTTCGTATTCTGTTTTCATATAATCTTGTAAGTCTTCTTGAGACATAGGCCAAGAACCTATACCATCATGAAGAAAATCATTTACTAAAAAGAATGTCCAATGGAATTGTGAATTACCATATAGTTTCTGAGATACTATATCAGGCCTAGCTCCGTTAGGTATATCATAGTATCGATAAGCAGAAATTTGATCTACGTAATTTTGAATAGGTCTTACTTGTTTATAAATGTCTACTACATTTTGATAAACCCCATCCCTATTAAAGTCGTATTGTGATTGTGTAAATAAACTAAAGTATGCCATTATCCTTCACTCCCACCTGCTGATGAAGGTATATTCAACGGAGAGTTTCTTGTATAATGATATTCTGTATTGTCGTATCCATCGACATCATCATAAAGATCTCCACGAGTAAGTCCTTTTGATTCTTGGAATGTTAAAGATACATCTATTTCTACAGGTCCACCGTCTGGGTGAAAAGAATTTGCTGTAGCATTATATGTAGAGTTCATAGATTGTAAATAACATAAATGAATAAAAGGCATAAATTTATTTTCTGAAGCTCCTTTCATGAAACGAATTTGCCAATAAGGAGGATATTCTAAAAGGAATGAACTTTCACCTAGTTTAGGATATAGAAATTTTCTAAAAGTATTTTCTATTTGTCTGATCTGTTCCATTTCTTTAGCAGACTCAGCAACTAATTTAAAAGTAAAATTAAATGATCTTAATACTGTTCCTTGAAACGCTACATTAACATATGGGTTTTTAGCTACACCAGCTGAAATTAAAGCAGCTTGACCGACAGCTCCTATTTTATTAGCAGCTGCTAAAGTAGCTAATCCTTTTAGATCTGAAAGTTTTACTTCAGGCTTATCATCATCTACGGCCTGAGATAGTTTCTCAATCGTTCCACCCATAGTTCCTAATTCTACTTGTTGATAGGTTGCCCCGTCAGGAACTGCTATACCCGGTGGGGTATACAGCATTATATGTTTCTTTTCTTCTAAGGCTTCGCGATTTTTAATAGTAAAATGAATATATTCTTTGTCTATATTTTGCGCTTCGGCAAGATCCAAAGGATACATTAATCTTGGTGATTCGCTAGTTGATTTTTCTTCTGCTTGTGCTTCGGCCATACTTTTATCTCTTATAAATAAAATAAACTATAAGAGTATTTATATGAGTTATTCAGGTCGTTACAAAATTACTAAGCCAGAAAAATATTTGGGTGATTATTCAAATGTTTTCTACAGATCGCTTTGGGAAAGACAAGCATTTAAATGGTGCGAGAATAATCCTAGAGTTAAAGCGTGGAATTCAGAAGAAGTAGTTATTCCTTATGTGGCATCACAAGATAAGAAAATGCATCGTTATTTCGTAGATCTTTTAATAGAAATGAATAATGGTGATATATTCTTAGTAGAAATTAAACCAAAAAATCAAACTAAACCACCTAAAAAACGTAGGAAAACTAAAAAATATATCAATGAAGTACTAACGTATGTGAAAAATCAAGACAAATGGCAAGCAGCTAATAAGTTTGCAGAACACAAAGGATGGAAATTTCAGATATGGACAGAAGACACTTTAAAGAATTTAGGCATAAAGCTTCTGAAGAGTTAGTATAAATAGATATATGGCGAGTTTATTTGACAGACTACAATCGCAAGCTTTTAGAGCTGGTATTACTAGACACACTGATAGGTCTAGACAATGGTTTAATAAAAAAGTTAAAGAACTAGAAGATATTAATCGTAGGTCTTTACTTAAAGATGATGCTTTAAAACCAATATCTAATCCTAAAAGCGGTGATATGATTATGTACTTCTACGATCCTAAGTGGAAAGTAGAATTACCTTATTACGATAGATTTCCATTAACTATTCTTGTAGGCCCAGCCGCAGGTGGTTTTTATGGACTAAATTTACATTATCTTTCACCAATTGTCAGAGCTAAATTTTTAGATGAATTAATTCAATTAGCTCCTGCAAATTTATCAGATACTACTCGTATAACAAGACTTAGATATAAGTTATTAGTTAGTACTAGAGCTTTTAGAGAGTTTAAACCTTGTTGGAAACATTATTTATTTGAACATGTTAAATCTAAAATGGCTAGAGTACCTATGCCAGATTGGGAAGTCGCATGTTTCTTACCAACTCAAGAGTTTAGAAAAGTTAAAGATAATACTGTTTGGAGATACTCCAGAAAACAATATGCGGGAGGATAATATATGGGCACTTCTATAGACGATTTTAAATCAACTGTAATGAAACATGATTCATTAGCTTTGCCTAATAGGTTTAATGTTATATTTACTCCGCCTAAAATGTCCTTACTTAATTTAAATGTAGGTAATCTAATGGCAAACGCAGTTTCTGGTGGATTGAAAGCAAGGAACTTTATTAATGATCCTAGAGATATATCAATGTTATGTAAATCCGCAAATATACCAGGCAGACAAATAACTACTTTAGATCATCAAGCTCATAGAGAAACTCATAAAATACCTTATACATATATCGATGAAGATTTTACAGCTGTATTCCATTTGACTCAAGATTATTATATGAAATCAATATTTGATAATTGGGCAGGAAACATATTTGACGATAATACATATACAGCAGCCTATAAAAAAGATTTTACAACGGATATAAGAATACAACAATTAAACAAAGAAGATAAAGTTGTGTATGGAGCAAGATTGCTTAACGCGTACCCGACTTCTATCGGAGGTGTAGCATTTACTAACGACGGAGAAAATCAGACATTAGAGATGTCAGTGACATTCTCGTATGATCGATGCGTCGAAGAAAATGCTTTAGCAAGTTCTATAGGAGCCTTTACACAGGCCTTAGACTTGATATAAATAAAAATACTGAATTGGTAACATAGGAGAATATATAATGGCTTTACCAAAGGTTAATGTGGCCAAATATGAGATGGTTATTCCATCAACTGGCCAAGCGGTGAAATACCGTCCGTATCTTGTCGCTGAAGAGAAGATACTTATGATAGCAATGGAATCTGGCGATCAAAAGCAGATTTTAAGTGCAATTAGTGATGTAATTGAAGCGTGTGTTGAAGGCGATATAAAAGCTAGCAACCTGGCAATATTTGATATTGAGACTATATTTCTTAATCTACGATCAAAATCTGTAGGTGAAAGTGTAGACATTAATGTCGAATGTCAACAAGAAGGTTGTAATGAAACAATACAACAGCATATTAATGTCGAAGATATTAAATTGCCTGAAATAGATGAAAGCAGAAATATCATTCAATTAACACCTGATATCGGCATCACATTAAAATATCCTAGGTTTGAAGACATTACGTCTTTAGATATAGATGATATGGAAAGTATAGAAGGCTTAATGGCTTTAGTCAAGAATTGTCTTGATACTATCTTTACAGAAGATGAAGTTTATGAAGCGTCATCTCATTCTGATAAAGAACTAGATGAGTTCTTAGGAAATCTAAGTTCAGATCAGTTTATAAAGATCAATCAATTCTTTACTGGCATGCCTTCATTAGTGTATAATTTAAAGTTCGATTGCGGTAAATGCAACGGTGCGAATGAAATTGAATTGAGAGGCATCCAAAGTTTTTTTACTTAGGCCTCTCTCATGAAACACTTGTAAACCATTACAAGACGAATTTTGCGATGATGCAACATCATGGTTATAGTTTGACAGAACTTGATAATATGGTTCCTTGGGAGAGGGAGATTTACGTCACCCTACTACTGGATTATATTAAAGAGGAAAACAGAAAGCATGAAGAACAGCAACGTAAAATGAGGAAATAATAATGGCAGATGAAAGATTTTCAGGTGATATGTCCAGAAATGAGGTCGAAATCGATCTTAATAAATTTATGGAACTTATCGCAAATGAAGCCAAATTAAAAGATCGTATTCGTGAGCTAGAGGCAGATGACATGATTAATCCATGGCAAAAATGGATTCATCTTGCACGCGCAGTAGATGCATGGAGAATATGGCCAAGAGCATTTTTAAGTGTTTACATATTCTTAATTTACTTCGTAGTCATGTGGTTCATAGGATTAGAAGCACCAACAATGGAACAATCAGGACTTATTAGTATATTAGTAGGTGCTGGTGCTGCATGGTTTGGTCTATATGTAAATAGCGCAGCTAAAGAACACGATACTAACGCAAAGAAATAGGATAGCTTAAATGGCAGACGATACAGTTAAGATTACCGGTGAAAATATTACCGTAGAGAAAGGGGCACAGAATGATAAATCCCTAGATGAATCTAAGGCTAAAGCCAAAGAAGAAAATAAGCCTAAAAAAGATTCTCCGGCTGAGACTGAACAGGTCGCTGGATTAAAGGAAATTGTCACTCAACTTAAATCTCAAAATGAGTTAACTAAACAAGAAGCTGAAAGAACTAAGTTCCAAAATGATCTTACTTCAGCTTTAAAAACCTCAGGTGATAGATTAAATGAAGCTCAAACAGATCAAATTAAAGCCTTGGTCGCAACTTTGGGTGCAGGTAAATTAGCTGATTTAGAAGATCGAAAAGAAGAAATGGCCCAGTCTAAAGCTATATTGGCAGCCTTAGAAGGGATCGGTGATAATACCAAGATAGATAAAATGGCCACGACTGAATGGGGAATCATGGCCCCAGGATTAATTCTTGCGACATTAATTGGTTTAACTATAGGCCTAGTTGAAGGTCTTGCTTCATCTTTTAGAAAATGGGGTAAATGGATGAATAAAGGATTAGTCCAGCCCGTTATTAAAGCTCTGAGGTTTTTCGTAAGAGGATTGGGTAATCTAATATCAAAAATACTTCCAGCCAAAGTATTAAAGTTTTTCACTAACTTTTTTACACGTATCAGCAACTTTTTTAAGACTATTAATAATCAATTCAAGGCAGGACGACAAGGTCTCTTGTTGGCTAGGAATGCCGTAGGTCAATTTACAAAATTAGGTTTCTTTGGATGGTTAGGTAGACAAGTCACTAATATAAAAAATATGTTTCAAACGGCCCAATCTGCAATTCAAAAGGCCAAATTGAATATTATGAATGGTTTCGATAAAGCTGTTAAATTTATCACAAAACCTTTTACAGCCATTGGAAATTTCTTTAAACCAATTACTGATGCCGCAAAGAAAATAACCGGTACTTTCGGGTCAACCGGTAGTTCTTCAACTAGTATGTTTCAAACTCTAAAAGATTTCTTTAAAAAATTTGGAAAACTATCTAAACGTTTCTTTAAGTTTGGTAGAGTTGTAGGACAAGTAATAGGTAAACTTGCTTGGCCAATTCAAGTAATTATTGGAGCTTTCGAATTTGTTACTGGTGCTATACGAGGATTTAAAAAGAGTGAAAGAACAGGCACGCTTGGCAAACTCATAGATGGAATATGGCAAGGTGTTGTTGATCTAGTTAAATTTATTGTCTTGTGGCCATTAGATATGACAAGAAAAGTATGGGCTTGGATAATGGAGAAATTAGGGTTTGAGGATGCCGCAGAAAATCTAAGAAGCTTCTCATTCCAAGATTTGTTTCAAAATCTGATGGATAAAATAAAGGATGCCTTTTGGAGTGTAGTAGATTGGTTTGTAGAGTTATTTAAAAATCCTGGAGATGTATTTAAAGACTTGGTCGGTAAAGGTATGGACCTTATGGAGAAGGTTGACAAAATGATGAGAGGATTAGTAGCTAGTATTCTTCCAGACCCAGATGCTGAAGGTAATAGTATTGGTGCTTGGACAAATTGGTTCGCATCTCAGGCAATTCCAAGTGCAGTATATGAATACGCAGGCCTAGATCCTCACACTGGTGATCCTCTTAAAGTTCATAGTAATATAAAAACTACAGCTGGCAATACAGGTATAGAAATAGATACCGGTTCTAAAGAAAATGCTGATGCAGATAAGGAAGCTAGAGACGGTAACGTACAAAATATTATCGCTGGTGGTGATAGCAATAGTGCTAATCAAACTACTATTAATATAGTTGATGGTGGTAATAACGATCTTACAAACGACGAGCTAGCTGCTTCTAGAGCATAACAAAAAGCCCCAGGATCCTGAGGCTTTTCGGGCAATTTACTCTAACTAGTTATTTGTGAAAGTTTTCCTAGTTAAGAGCGGAAGGACGCCAATCGACTCTATTCTTTACCCTACGATTTCACTGGGTTATATTTCAACTTACGAATCATTCGCTAATTTAGCGAAATAGCTGAGGGTATCTTCCTCATCATCTTGAGTTTCCCCAACATTCTCAGTTGCTACATCTGCATTAGCCATAGGCTCAGGTGCAGTTGCTGTTTCAGTAGCCATAGCCACTGGTCCAGCTGCTTCAACTCCGAGAACTCTATTCAATTTAGCTTTAAGCTCATCATATGATTTGTAGTTCTCTGGTGAAGTGAACTCCGATAGTGAGTGTATTTTACTATACACTTCTTCAAGCTGAGCATCATCACCACCGTGCAAAGCACTTACTGGTGCGAAGTCAGATTTATCATAATTAGTCCAACCTTCAACTTTTCTGATCTTAATTCTAAAATCAGCACCTTCCCAGAAATCAAAAGGATTAACTGGTTGTTCATCGGCGAATTGCGGTTGCATCACATCCATGATCTTATCGAAGATCTTTTTACCATACCTGTAAAGGAATACTTTTCCTTCAGCATCAGGGTTAGCACTGTCCGATACCACTAGGACATTGGACACATAATGTAGTCTACGCTTACGATCGCGAGCAGTCTGTTTATCTTCTTCTCGGCCAGAGTTCCAAAGCATGGAATTCATCTCAGAAACGGGGTCGTTCTGATTGATAGAAGTTAAAGAGTTCTCGATATACCATAGACCAGTAGGGCCTTTAAAGCCGTGATCCCAGTATCGAACCCAAGGTAGATCCTCACCCTCTTTAGCAGGTAAGAAACGAACAACAGCGTATCCGTTACCAGCTTTGTCTTGGGTGGGTTTCCAGAAACGATCATCCACATAGGATTTAGTTTCTGTTTTTGTGGAGACTGCTTCCGCAGCCTTTACGAGTTTGTCTATTGACGAGCCTCGTGCACTCTTAAGATTTGCAAATGACATTATATTTCTCCGTATTGCAATGTATTACTGAATTATCCACTTTATTCATAATATAGACTATATATTATACCACACTTTTATGGTATTGTAAACCCTTTTTTGAGAATACTTATGTATTTATCATAATTAAACTTTACAAAAGGTTGATACTTTGTAATCTTTCTGGAAATATCAGGCCAAAGAATTGTCTCTGATATTTTTCTTCCTTCATTATTAACAAAGCCCGTAATGGAATTTAATATAACTAAAGTCTCTAAAGTTATCTCATCCTCCATCCATTTTCTGACCACTAAAGGCGATTCATTTATATTCTTCGCAGTTAGTAAATCATCAAAACTGTATTCATTTAATGTATTCACGTCTTTTTCGAACGTCCTGGTTAGCGCCTCGTGAATCTTTTTATGTTTCCTATAGTTATCATCATCCATATCTGCTATGTATTTAACGTCTTCTATAAAATTAAATACATAGTAATTCATTAGATCTTTTTCATTCTTGGCTAGTTTAGCAAAGAAGTATTTGTCTCTTCTTTTGAAAAAGGATTGAGCATTAACTGTTGTTTTAAAGTTATACTTAATAGCATCATAACTATCATTTTCAAAATGAAGTTTTAATGCGTTGTATAATTTATATGCTTCAAACGGATCCAATATATTCTCTTATTTGTTTAATAACTTTAGGTTCTAGAGAAGAATCATTCCATACTCTATTCTTCATTGAAGGGTGCGGAACTTTAAGATGATCAATATTCTTTCTTGTAAGATATTGAGAAGCCAAATTACCTAACGCTATAATCTTATCGTGTTTAATAGCCGGTAATACATGTTCATCTTTAACTTCTGATAATTTTAGTACAGGCGCGTGTACGGGTGAGAGATTATGAAAATCATAATCATAATCTTTTAACCAGTCCGAAACTCTATGTTTAGTAGTTTTAACTTTACTAGAACATTTCATAGGTCCTGGGCTATGGCCTAAAACTAATATATTCATAATGTATATTATACCACAGTTTCAATAAAATGTAAACTAAATTGGTAAACTGTTTTTCTTTTTTGCCTTGACTAAATTTAATCCTGTTGCTTCTTGAGTTAATTTTTCTTTTAAGGCTGGCGATATAAGTTTTTTAACATTCATATAGTCCATACCCCTTTGCTCAATGATATAAGTCATAGCATCTAAATAGCTCATCTTCTTATCTGCAACTAAAACCTCAACCGCTTTTGTGAAACGTTTTTTAGTCATGATCTTGTGTTCTAATTCTTCAATCATCGTGTATAAGATTCAACCCTTAATAGAATCGTATCTTTGTTTATTCTACCTGTAGGCTTACTAATCTTGGTTGTAAATCCATTCCAAAGATTGTTAATTTGCCTTTCGGTTTTATTTAATATCTGAGGAAGAATATCTAATGGCTTCCTCAGGGTGGTCATTCGACTTAATTCCTCATCCCAATTATATAAAGTGGATCCTCTTATTTCAAATCCTTTGGTGGAACTAGTCGTGAATTCTGTAAGCTTACGTGTTTTAACGTTGTAGATCCATAGCTTTCCTTCTGTAGGAATTGTCGCCGGATGTACAGAAACTACTTTAGACTCTACATCTTCTTGTAAGAATTTTAAATTCTTGACTTGGTCATCCCTAGATCTTGGCTTTCTATTTGCTGTTCTTGTTGCTTTGGCAGAAGTTCTTACTCTTTCTAGATCATCAAATACTCCTTCCATAAGAACAAGCATTTTCTTTTTATTGCCTTTAGAAACGTGAGAGTATGCTTCTACAGCTTGGTCACATGTTTTATCATACGCATCTTTAACTAAATCATATTCAGTCTGTATATAATCTTTAAACATGTTTATAGCAGGACCTTTTAAATTGTGCAATTGAAATAGTTGATATGCCGGAAACTTTACTTCTTTCTTATCGTAGTTTCCTTCCATCCATTTATCAACTACCATTTCATCCCAATCACCTACAATCGTAGCTAATACTTTTCTACGAGTTCTTTCGTGAGGTGATATAACTACTTTAGGTTTCTTTTCTTTCTCTGCCTTTATTTCAATTACCACTTCTCTACCTTCTTCCATCAATTTGTGTAAGTGATTATGGTGTTTAATAATTTCGTCTTCAGAAAAATCCCAACCGCGTTCTTTTAATTTAACGAAGTTGAAAGGTGTGATATACAATTTCCAGTCAGGAACTTTACGCATTGCCTGCATTTCCTTTTTGGAAAACTTCAATTCTTTTTCACAGTAATCTAGTACTGTTTTCGTATAAGCTTTTTTATCTTGGTAATAAGAATACCAATGTGTAGCCTTTGAATAGGCTATAACTCGTTTGGATCGATCAGTAGGAGGTGGAGTCTCAGACCAATCTGGTTCTGGACCCATGTACTGTTCGTCTAATGTTTTTCGTTTTCTTCTAGCCATAATCTAAAATAATAAGGTGGTCGGGTCCCCGCCTGCGTTGCATTGCAGGTTGATAAGGAGTTTAAGATTTGGGGACCCGACCTAATTCTTTACTCCCATCCTCTTAATTTATTATAAGCACGAGTTTGCTTAAACATATCTAATACCGTATTTGGTGAACTACCTCGTCTTAAAATATATTCTTTTCCTGTACTACTTATACGCCTTACGATTTTACCGTTCCTAAAAGATGTATCTATAACTCTTCCGTCTCTCTTTCCTTCTTCGTCAGGCTCTTTGTCGTACCAAACGTTACAATCGTCTGAATTAAATGCGTGAATGTCTTTCACTTCTTTTCCCCATTCTTCAGCCGCTAACTTCTCCTTCATCAGTTCTATTCTTTCTTGATACTCTGTCATTGAATCTTTCCGTGTTTATCGAGTATCTTCTTATGCTTTTTAATAAACTCCTTGAGTTTACGTTTCCACATCTTTCTGAATTCAGGATCTCTAGCCCTTTCAGCAGCTCTCTGCAAGGCTAGCATCCTTCTTACGTATATATCTTGCAAGCTCATTAATCTATTCTACATTCAATGTTGCTTACAGTAGATTCAATGCTTGATAGTGAACTATCTAATCCACTTATCTCAGAACCTAATCCGGATGTAGCGCTATCAATATCACTGATTCTGCTTTCTAGTGAATCAATTCTATCGTCCAAAGAATCAAGTTTTCTAAGAACTAAAGCTAAAGTTTCAATAAGCGAATTATTCACTTCAACTTGTTTGCTATCATTTTTTACTAATGTTTCCATTAGTTCGTTTCCAAATCTATCCATTATGCTGTCTCCTTATCTAAATCTGGGTTGTTAAGATCATGCCAAGTAGCGTGAGCTAAGCAAGCATCATCGTGTGCGTATCTAATATCAGTTTTCTCAAAAAGCTTTTGAGCTAAAGTAGCTGCATAGCTATCGCTAAAGCTTTTACCACCGATATTCCATTTAATGACTTTGTAATCATCAGCGAAATCTCTTCCGTAATGCCAGTCATATAATGAGAAAGAACCGTATTCAACGTCTTCATCATTATCGTACCATTCGTAATCAATTACGAATTCAGTAGTGATATTATCACCTTTGCCTTCAAAAGCTGGATCTCCAAACATCTCTCGGAGGTGAGCAAATGAAGCAAATAAAGATCCTTGTTTGGATCCACCTGCAGTTCCATACTCACATGGAATAAACAGGATTTGATTTTTATTTACCATAATATTTAACTCCTTCAAAATAAAAATCTGATAAAAAGTTCTTATTATATTTATTACCTATTCTAATCAAAAAGCTTTTTGAACTAAAAAGATAAACAATATAATCAAGAACTGAAACCTTTACATTCACTGGATCGTGGTTAGTACCAGGACCTTCTAAAAAATTAGCTACAAACATTAGTCCCAATCTCCATCAGCGAATTTGTTCGCATTATATGCATCCATCAAAGAAGAAGATTCAAACCAATCTTGAGTTTCTCTTTCAGACCAATACATGTTCTCTTCTCGATTCAGGTCTAAACCACCTGAAGAAAGATGACCTGCTTTTTTAACTTGACCTGTTAGGTCTTTAGCTATTTTAGCTTCTTCTTTCTTACGAGCTTTTTCAGCAGCTTTGATTTTCGCTTTACGAGCATCAAGCTTTTTGATAGTAAGTTGAAACTCATATTCTTCTAGAGAAATTCCGAGTTTCTTAGCAGCTGCTTTTTTCGCAGCTGCCTTGATTAATTCTATACGATCAACAGTCATTACGCTGCCTCCTTAGAGTAATCTCTCATTTCTTTTCTAAGATCAGCCGCGAATGACCAACCATTGTAGTCACCACCACATTCAATCGATATCTCTCTTGATTCGATCACTAGTTTGTAGTATTTCGGACCATTCATGAATTCGAAAGAAGTTCCGTCTTCTACTTTTCTAGTAAACCAGAACTTGTTGTAAGAACCTCTAACAGGTGTTAAACGATACCCAATGGCATCAAGGGATCCTAAAATTTTCGGTTCTGAAAAAGAACCTTTTGTATTTTCAGGAAGTTTAAGTATTGTGTTTTTCATATGACTCCTTATCATTTTTTAATTTATACTGCCTATTATACCACAGTGAATTTCATTTGTAAACCTTTTTTTTCACTTTTTATGGGCTTTTTTTCGGGGTCCGCCTCAGGAATATAATCTAGAGCCCATAAAACGCCGCCTGTTACGTTATTATTTTTTTTAATATGTAATAGTGCCGGTCTCATTTTACACGCTCCCAGGGGAAGCATCTACCGAATAAGTCAAATTCCATTTTGACTGCTTCTCGTTCGGAAGGATACTGTCCTCTCATAAATTGCTTGGCGTGAACCATCTCATGAGCTAGAGTTCTCATCTGCTCAAAGTAAGTTTGCTTCTTGGCGATATGTATTACTGCTTCAGTAGGATCACCTTCACAAATACCTAAGGCATCGCCAAATCCATTAGGCATTCTCTTAGTGAACTTTACTATAATCTCGCCAGTCTTCCTTGCAGAAAGACCTAGCTTTTTGGTCAAAGAAATCAGATATATCTCGACAAGCTCTTCGTTGTCCGGATTACCTTGAATTTCTACCATCATATTTATGCAGCTCCTTTCATAGCTTGTTGAAATTCTTCCTTCATATGATCATACGGAACTCCTAATGAATATTGAACGTAGCCAACATCATATTCCGTAATGAGATCTTCAGCTCCGAGTATCCAACGAATAGCTGTCTGTCTATCCGAAGCACCCAGATTCTTCATAGTGTCTTCTATCCTCTTTTCGAGCTCAGCTTTGTTAGTAGCATAGTATTCATCCATGCGCTTCATCTCAGCTTCAATAGCTTCGCCGATTCTATCAGCCTCAGCCTTCAGCTCGTCCATAGACATAGAATCAAAATCGTATCCACGATTTCTGAAACCATAAGCTTCCTTATGGCCATCATAAATATAATTGATTAACTCATCTCTCTCGAGATCAGCCACAGTGAAGATCTTACGCTCTTCCCAATATTCCACGTCTGTGATATAAGTACCAGACCAACGATTTTTAGGATCTTCTGCGACCCACGCCTCAATCTCGGCGTTCTTGTTTTTGATATGGTTGATTAGTTCTTGTGATACTTTTGACATTGAAACTCCTTATATTTTTGAATGTACAGGTACATTATACCACACATTTTGGAGTTTGTAAACCTTTTTTTTCACTTTTTTTAGATTTTTTTGGAATATTGATATAACTTTTAGTTATTATGAGACTTTTTGAGGATAATAGATCGTTATAGGCTCGTTCTTGCCTTTAACCTTGATGGTTCCTATCTCTTGGAAAGTATATCCAGTTTCCATGGCCTGCTCCATGGTTGATCGAGATACGATAGTTTTATATTTTAAATAATCGGCTCTACCTGCAGTGGCCTCAAGCCTTGCTGCAAGGTTGACTGCATCTCCAATAACCGAATAGTCAAATCGGGATTCAGAACCCATGTTACCAACAATACAAGTACCGGTGTTAATACCAGTCCCAACATTAATATCAGGCAAGCCGCGGTTTTTATATTCTCTTTTAAGCGCATTTATTTCTTCTTCTATTTCACAAGCTGATTTGACTGCCATATGAGCATGATTTTCGCAAGGTAAAGGTGCGTTCCAAAATGCCATAATACAATCTCCCATGTACTTATCTATAGTTCCTCCATTGTTAAGAATAATCTTAGTCATCTTATCTAGAAACTCATTAACTAATTCTACTAATCCTTCCGGATCATCTTGTTCTTTATAATATTCTGATATAGGAGTGAAACCACATATGTCCATAAAGAGGAAAGTCATTTCTTTTCTTTCTCCTCCTAGCTTTAATAATTCAGGATTCTTTTGTAGTTGTTTAACTAGATCAGGTGAAACATAAGTACCAAATTGTTTTTTGATTTGTTGTCTTAACTTAAATTGCTTATAGAAATTATTAAAGGATGCTTGGCCAAAAACTATTATAGATAGTAGTAATGAATAGGTCCAATCGAGTAAGAAGAATGAACCACTCCAGGCAGCTGATGATGCAAGCACGGCGCCGCCAGCAAATCCTAAGAACGCAACCGCACTCAACCACAATGGAAGATAGTAAACAGCTAGAATTATTCCCAGGCCTAGAATTATCGCCTGTAAAATCTCAGCAAAATTTGCAATCTGAGGACGAGTTATTGTATCGCCATTCATTATCGTCTGAAGAGCAGAAGCCTGAATCTGATGAGGATACGCAGGACCTTTCGGAGTCGAAAGAATGGGTTGAATGCCCTCTGCTGTCACGCCAACAATCACTGTTTTCCCCTGCAGATTGGGTAAGGGATCCGAATACTCGATTTGTTCAAACTGATTGGAAAAATTCATCCAAATAGAACCTGTTGTATCTGTCTTAATAGGTTCATATGGAGGTATCATTAGATCTTGTATTCCTAATTCATTAACTTTCATAGAATAAGAGATCTTTTGTTGTAATACTCTTATTATCTCCATTGGGAACGAAGGATATAATTGATCATTAACTTGTGTTATTAACGGCATTCTTCTAACTAGATTATCAACCTCAACAGTGCTATTAACCATCCCTACGCCATCAGAGGCGGACTCTAGTGACGGAATATTAGTGACCAGATTAGAATATTCATATGCAAAGTTATATGGATCTCCTTCACCTAAAACGGCTGTACCAACATATGGTGCTACATCAGATCTTCCTTTTGATGAAGGTACTTGTGATAAAACTATACCGTTACCTTTAATCCACGAGGCAAATACTTCATCACCTCCGAATCTATCTGCTTCAGGATACATTACAGTAATTCCAATTATACCAGCATTTGCATTTCTTAAATCAGAAATCATTTGGGCAAAGTATTGTCTTGGCCACGGCCATTGACC